TGGTATAAATGACTATATTGTTTTGAAACAACTATGAAAGAATATTTTGAAACTTTTAATGGCGGTAAAGGATTAGACCATTGGTCACCAACCTCTTCTCAAAACTTTACAAGGTTTTTAATTAACTATTCTTTACCGCAAGAAGTAAGAAGATCATTCAAGATAAGATACAAAGCACCCTTTGGTAATCTTACAAACAACACAGCTCAAAGATTAAAATGTGAAATACTTTATGATGGAGATAAAAAAATAAAATTAGCAAACAAAGATTATGATGATGTGTTTAATAAAGAGCTTACAAAAATAAATAAAGACAGTGAACCAGTTGATGAGAAAGATAAAATTGCAAGAGAAATGATGATTGAATCTGCACATCAAACTATACAGAATATATTTAAAGTGTTGAAAGAAATATTTGGTAACGAAAAGTTAGTAGCTGAAAGATATGTAGCATCAAAACTAAAAGATATGATCCACGATATTATAGGTCGTATAGATTATGAAAGTAACAATGCAATCGGTGAGGCTAAAACTAAACCACAAACTTTAAGAAAGAAGAAAGGTAAAGATGAATACTATCTTACTACTACAAACTTACCAACCGAACCAGATGCTTTGCATACAAGTCAAGTATCTTTTTATTATCATTGCACTAAAAGAAAACCATTTTTGTTTTATGTAAATGAAAAAGATTATGTCATCTTTGATGACAGCCATGAGAAATTATCAAAGGATTATTTAGAAGATCAATACAATCTTATGACCCAAAAGTTATTATCATGGGAACAACTAATTATATTCTGTAAAGGTGATCTAAATAAACTAGCACACTTTGCAGAACCACCAGAATTAAATCATCCTTTTTATTATAGGGATTTAATACAACAACAAAAAGATAACATAAAAAAACTATGGAGATTAAACGCATGAAAAACATATATCAAAAATTACACCAAGCATGTTTAAATGCAGGTGGCGTAAAGAAAGGGGAGAAAGTAAAGGGTATGCATTTCAACCCCTTACTACACGATGTTGTGCAAGAAGTTGCAACTCAAGCATTACTAGATCAAGGATTGTATCCAACATGCAGCTACAAAACAGATACACATGAAACATTTGTTATGGTTACTTGTTACATGACCATACATGATATTGATAATGTAGAAGATAAGATAGAAGTAAATGGTTGTAGCGCAATGGGTGGATTGGATAAGTTTGGTACTGGTCAAGCTATGTCATACTCAAGAAAATATGCTTTCTTAAATCTATTAAATTTAAAAACAGGAATACAAGACGATGATGGTTACACAGCAAAGCCATTTGAAGAAGTAAAAAAAATTCCAGTAGGCAATGGAAAAAAGAATATTAAGCTAGACATGGATCTGCTTGATATGGGTCTAATAAAAAATGACATTGAAAAAATCAATGACATATATGCTCTGAGAAATTGGAAGAAACAAAACTCAGAATTATTTGACTCTAATAATAAGTCTCTTCGAGAGTACAGACAGATAACTGATTTGTATGAAACTCGTGAGACAAAACTAAACCAAGGAGTAATAACAAATGGCTGATGATATATATATTAAGCTAGTAAGAAACAATAAGAAGAACGCACCAGATCAACCTGATTGGGTTGGTCCACCAAATCAAGACTCTCCACCTGACAAGGATTGGAGGATTGGTGTTAAAGTTGGTGATACTTGGTACAATCAAGCAGGTTGGGAGACAGAAGATGGTTTGATTAGTATAAGACTTAGAGCAAACGATAAGTCTAAATCAGGATCTTCTGGTGGTGGCACACCAAGTTTTGCACCAAAAAAAGATTATGCAAAACAAGGCTACTATGCTAAAAGATAATTAGTATCTAATATCGGTAGATACTTTTCGATGAGGTGGGGTTTTTATCAGGCATCCCTTTCTGCCTTCTTTAGTTGTTTTCCCTGCCTCATCATCTAACTATGGACACAATAGATTTACAGGATAAGATTTTAAAAAAGATCATGGAAGATCGGCAAGATGATTATGGTGATTTTAAGGAAAATTTTAGGCTGATCTCTGTCATATTTAATGTTATACTGCACGACAAATTAAAAGATGATATAGAACCACACGAAGTGGGTCAGCTTATGATGGGTTTAAAATTGTATAGAACAACTAAAAAATACAAAGCAGATAACTATAATGATCTTGAGATATACTCAAAAATGGCTAAAGAACTACATAAAATAAGTATAGACAAAAAGGATTAAATGACTAAATATATACGAATTAAATCTGGCGAGGCTAGTTTTCAACTGGTTGAAAGATTTGATGATGTAAAGAAAGCTGCAGATCCTAACGCACAAGGAGAACATGTAGAATGTAAAATCAAAAATGTAAAATTAGATTTTACCAAAGTAAAAAAGGAGAAGGATGAAGAGCAACAGCAAGATGCGGATATACGACAAGCTGCAAAAGGAGTTTGACTTGATATTAAAGCATAAGGAAACTGGTCAATGCCTCAAAACTCTTAATGCTTACAGAAGAATACCGAAGCATTGGAGTAATATTGTCAAAATAGAAAACGCAGAAGCAAAAAGAGCTTAGAGTTTTTTTAAAAATAATAAAGAAAGGCGTAGGGATTCTATGCTCTAAAGAAAGGAAACATGAGAACAAAGTTAGAAGATTGGGAATATAAGATACAAGCAGATCAAGTTAAAATAGAAACTAACATACCAATTCCAGATAAAAAAACTAAAGGTTTGAAGAACAAAGAACTTGCAGAGAAAGTTAAGAACATGCCTGTTATGAGTTCAGTTGGTTTTGGTACTATCAAAGAATGTGAAAGATTAAGACACTACATGTATACAATACATGGTAAAGGATCTAGTGTTACAAGAACAATACCAAGCGCAGATAATAAAGTTGAATATAGAATTTGGCGTGTAAAATAATTAACTGAACTGCCTAAATCTTCTTACCTTTGCTGCAATACTTTTAGGTTGTTTGCTAAATTGTTTGCCTTTTCTTTTAGCTTTTCTTTTCTCCCTTGTCGTTGCTGCATACTCCGCAGCACTCAAACTTTTTATTGCAGCAGAAGGCAAATATCTTTCGCCAGTAATGCTCGATTTTTTTCCAGACTTTGTACGCCATTTCTGTCTTCCCCACGCTTTTAAACTTCTTTGTGATTTAGCTAGTGCCATGTCTTTTCTGTATAGCAAACTTAGCCATTCTTACAGCTCCCTTGTGAGGTTTATAGTTACCTTTCATAAGTTTATAGGTTGCACCTTTTTTCATCCAATGAAAACCTTTGGGTGCTTTTATAGACTTGGTTGTCATCTATAGCCTCCTCCAGCAGCTTTATATCTTTTAGCTAATAACTGTGCCTTACGAGCAGACCATTTACCAGCCGCAGTGCCTTGCACATTACTCGCTTTGATCCTTTGAAACAACCTTTTTCTTAGACCCGGTTTGGTATAGTTGCCTGCCTTATTAACTGTACTTTTTCTTTTTGCCATTTTTTTTCTTACTCATTTTAAGTTTTCTAAAGTCAGCACCAGTAATTTTATTTCTTGGTTCAGCAACTCTAGCAATCTTCATTTGTTTACTTGTAAGTTTTTTTCCCGGCATTAGTACATCATCCTTTTTGCTTTTTTAGCTTTCTTTGTTTTCTTCGCTTTCTTCTTAGCCATAGGCTTCTTCATTTTCTTTCCATACATTGTGTTTCTCCTTTTTAGTTATACAATATTTATCAAAACAACTTCCATCTCTGCCATCGTGACAAAAGTATTTCTTTTCTCCATTTATAATCCATCCGCCTTCATTACTCAATAATTCTTTTTCGCAAAGATGACACCAACCACAGGTAAGTATAGCTTGTTTTTTATTCCAAGTCTTACGCTTCAACTAGCATCTCCATCTTCTTCTTGCTTGTCTTAGTCTTGAGTTGGGGTCTTTAGCAGCCTTTGGAAATCTTTTCATTTGACCAGCAGATCTTGCACAATATGATTTACGTCTAGCTTTCTCTCTTGCAGTTAGTCCACTCTTTTTAGTTACAGCAGTTTTAAGTTTTGAACCGGGGTTCTCTCTTCTATATCTTGCAACACCAGCCTTGGTCATACCCGCACCAGACTTTGTGGATCTAAAATACTTTTTAGTTCTTGGTGGTTGTTTATCTCTTCTGCTCATTAATCACTCTTTGATATACTAATTATTTTACCATCTTCTACGACAGCTTTTACTTTTGTGCATTGATAAATTAATCTATCGCTACCATTATTTCTAGTAGCAATTCTCTTTTTTTTTAAACATTCAGATATTGATGGCATTAATAAATGTTCCTTTAATTCTGGTGGATTACCTAGGTACATCATTAGAGCTATAACCATTTCCATTTTCTCTTACCTTATCTTTTAATTTTTCTACATCTTCACGCAATCTTTCAATATCTTTCATCATTCTTGAGATATTTACTCCATTGTGCATCATTTCATCTACACGCACTATAGTCTTTTCTAAATCAGATGCTAGTGATTCTTGTATCAAAAATTGCTCCTGATCTACTGGTTTTTGATCGGATGCCTTGAGCAAGTCAGATTGCATAAGCTCACGACTTGTTTCTAGAGATGTGAGTCTGGCAGTAAGTTCTGTGTAAGCAAATATACCTGCTGATATAGCCACAATAATACCAATCATATTTTTGATTGGCATGGCAACAGATGTGTTTTCTGATACTTTCATTACATGCCACCTCTGTTCTTACGTTTGTATGACCTTCTCTTATGTTTATTCATACTACTCATTTTTGGTCGTCTGCCAATGCTAGTTTTTTTTGGTATTCTTACGTGTTCTAGCTTTTCGAGATTGAACTTTTTTTTTGCCATATCCTTGTTGCGATAAGTGTGTTACCTTTTTACTGTATTGTTGTACGAATATTTTTTTAACCATATCTCTTTCTGTGTTAAGTTTGATTCATCTTGCTTTTGTTTAGTTCTATGATTGATTTCTGATTGGTTCATAGTTTCAACCAAAGCGTATCTGTATACTTTTTCTGTGCCATCGTTCCATTGAAAGTGTAGTAGATATTTAGGTTCATTATAATTCTTAACCATACCTATATCAAAAGCTGTTAGTGTCATTTCTTCTTGATCTTGTTCATTGTGGTTACACCAAAGCTAGCTCCAACGATTGTCAAAATGATATACCAAAACATAGGATCGGCATACTCAAGTATTTCCCATCCTCTTTGCATAGTATCTTGTGTCCAAGGTACGAAATGACAAGCCATCAAAATTGTAAAAAAAACAACTAACCACTCATCCTTCCATGAGTGTTCTTGTTGTCTTATTTGTTCTACACTTACAGTTTTAACTGCTTCTATTTCTTTTGCTTTTATAATTTTATCTTTCTCTAGCTTGTGAGATATTGCACCAACAGTTTTCTCTGCAATAATTTTTACAAATGGATTTTTTAATAAACCTAAAAACTGAATCATCCTGTTACCTTACCATCTTTCCACTTCATCTCTGGCAAGCCATTAGTATATTTCTTACCATCATAAGTTAATACTTGTTTTCTATTCGATCCTTTTTCATTGTAACTAACATGAACCCAACCACCTGCGGGGTCATCAGGATTGTAGAACTCAAGGATCAGTTGGTCAAAGTCTACATTGTTTTGTAGCCAGTATGCTATTTGAATATTAGGTATACCTGCTATCTCAAAATCAACTGCTTGACCTTTGGCATGCTGCGAAGTTTTCTTTGATCCTATCGCTTCACATAACTCTTCTGATCTATAACCAGATGTAATAGTAACTGGCTTATCAAACTTAGCTCTTGCTGGTTCTAATATTTCATAGCAAACATTCTCAAGGTTTTTAATATCACCAGATCCCGGTGTATTGTCTATACCTTTACGAGTTGCGGTCATTGACTTTGTAAATTCTTCTAGTTTAAAATGTTTAGAGAGCTGCATAAATAATTTTTACCTTTAGTTTCTTTTGTTCTTTGGTTGCATTTCTATTAATAAGGCTACCTGTACTATTTCTTTTATAGCCATCTTTAGCTTTGTAATCTTGCTTTCTATAATTTTTTGTTTTGACATCATACGCAGTATACTCACCTGTAGTCATATTTAAAGTAACAATATCTATTGGTCCAAGTCCTCCAAGGGGTGTAAATACAAGGATGTTTGGGTCTTTGGCAAAATCAAGTTGAGCTGCAAGCTCATTGATAAGTCCCTTAACTGCTGTCTTTCTTCTACCCATTCCATTTAAAGAAACCAACAATAGCTGCAATCAATCCTGCTAAAATTATTAATAGATTTACAGCTCCCTTTCCCTTGTTCATATCTTGCCTTAATTCTTTTACGTCTTTACGCATTTCATCTATTGCTTTGAATAATGTTTTCATTCTCTCAGCACAGATAGCTTCATGCTTAGATATTCTATGACCTAGTGATGTTTGTACCAATTCATCTGCTTTCTTTTTTCTAGGCATTTTTTCCTACCTCTTTGCATTGAAATTTGATTGCTAGTCTTTCGCTTTCTATTCTATCACCATAGATTTCTTTAAGTGTATTGTGAGAAGATTTATAACCTTGTAAAATACAAGTTTTAAAATCATAAAATTCTAAAGGTACTACATGGCTGTCTGTACAGTTTGGATTTGTAGCGTTTACGAAGCTACAAACATACAGTATCAGAACATACTTCATTAGCCTTTAGGGTATTTATCTTTTATAGCTTGTCTAGCAGACTGTAGATTTTCAAGTGTTTCTCCACCATCTAAAAGTGCATGAATACAATCTTCATGTGATGGATATTCTGCTTGTCTATTTCTTTTCCATTCCTCTGCATCATAGTCAGCTTGTAGTTCAGTTTGCTTTGCTGAAACTTGTTCCCAAGTAAATGTTTGCGTATCAGAAAAAATAGCTGAACCATTTTCATCTGCACCAGAAACATATTTAACTTGTGCTTGATATTCAGCTTCGTTAGTTGGCGTACCATTAATAACGAATTGAGCATTACTGTCTAATGCTTGGATTGCTTGTGCTATATCTACCATATTGATTTACCTCCTTATGCTTCAATTTCAATTAAACTAATTTGTGATTGTGAACCATATTGACAAGCATACATTGTTCCTCCACTATCACCTTTGGTCATAGTTACTTTAAAATATAATGTGCTTGTTGTTCCTACTGCACCACTTAATGCTGTCATGCTCATTGTTCCAACATGAGAAGTTCCAGAGCCATCTAAAGCGACTTGTGTTAATCCAGCAATTTGTGTTCCAGATGTTCCACCAGATGAAGTATCCCATCTAATTCTACCAGATAATCTACCAGAGCCACTATTTGATAAACCACCAACACAAGCAACAGCTAAAATTTTGCTAGTAGATTTTGTTGGTGTAATACTAGCTTGATAGATAAATGTTTCACTATCTTGAGAAGTCCAAGAAACTTGAGTTGAGTGAGTTGCATTTACAACTTGCAAAACACTTCCAGTAGGTAAAGCTAATTTATTTAAAGTTATAAGTGCCATAATTAATTTCTCCTATCCAGCTATTTCCATTAGT